GCCTGCCGCCACTTTTGCCAACATGCCGACTGTAAAATTAGCACCTTCCCCAATTTTTTCAAAAACAGTTGCAACTGTTAAAAACTCTGTTGCAATACCCGCAATTCCGATTGTGGCTTTTAACTTTGTTGACATTAAAGACGAAAGTGTTTTTGATAGTCCACCATAATCAATATTTCCTATTGATTTTTTAATTCCAGCCGTAAGTGCCTTTGAAATTCCTGCGTTTTGTGCAATTTCAACACCCATTTTTGCCGCAAGTGATTTTGCTATTGACTGTGAAATTGACGTTGCAATGCCCTTTAAAATATTTTTAGCAATTTCCAGTTTGAAATATTTCTTTAAAAGTACTGCTCCAATTATGATTGCTACTGTTTTTAGTTCAACATCACCAATTAATGTTGCTATTCCCTCAAGCACTTTTGACCATTTGATATTTTTTATAGCTGTTTTGATTGTGTCATAAATGCCTTGAACCCACTTATTGATAGCTTTTGCGGTTGAAGCAAAATCAAACGTTTCAAAAAATTGATTTATTCCGGTTGCAATAGAAAATCCTAAGTTTTCCCAGTCAAGCGTTTCCCCAAACGATAAAGCCGTATACACAGCAGTATTTAATGCTCCTGCAATAGTTCTGCCGACAGCACCGAATAATTTCGGTGAGATAAGCCCGTTGAGGAAATCAGCAAGGCCTTTACCAAAATTTCTAGCACCGGCATACACGCTGTCCCAGTCAATGCTATTCAGCGTATCTGTAAGCGTATTGCCTATATACTCGCCTAACTCGCGTAAATTTTTAATTTGACTTTTATAGTCTTTCCAAATGGTATCGACTTTCACAAGACCACCGCTTGCTCCGTCTGCACTTGCCGCTCCTGTGCCGCTACCCTTTTTGCCATTTCCACTACTTGAATCCGGTGTTGTAATCAGTTTTAATTCATCAAACTGTCTTACACCCTTATTCAGCTTTTCAACGTTTTTAGCGGCGTTTCCGGTGCTGTCTGCTATATCATCGGCGCTGTCCGCGGCGTCCGACCAATCATCGGCAATACCTTTGTTTGTAACTTCAAATTTCCAACCAAAAATTGCACCTAAGGCATTTGTTACCGTTTCAGCGAAATTAATAACCTGTGTCATTGCGAAATTTAATCCGCTTAAAAACGGCTTAAACGCATTAATCAACGATGTACCTATAATTCCTGCCAGTTCTTGAAATGATTGCTTTAAAATGACCGTTTGATTGTGCCATGTATCGGCAGTTTTTGCAAAGTCGCCTTGCGCTGCCACCGTATTTGCCATAACATATTTGTATCGCAACATGGTTTTTTCAGCCTGTGTCATGGAACTGATATTAGCGTCAAGTCCGTTTTTTAAAGCCCACTCTTTTAACGTTGCTTGTGTCAAATCAAGTCCATATTTTCTTAATGGCTCTGTTTCGCCTGTGAAAATTGCTTGAAGATTTCTCGCAACGTCTGACTGTTCCATATCGTAAAATGAAGCCATATCTGCCGTCAGCTTTGTCAGTTCAATGGACATATCGGCCATTTTCTTTTGAGAAAATCCCATAGCGACACCCATAGCTTGAAAACGGCTTGAATACTGCTTTACGGACAGTTCTGACATACCAAAATCCTGTATAGATGTTTTTGCCATGTCGTTTACAAGGCTTTCATAATTTCCGAAAGTTGTACGTACAACGTTTTCAACTTCTATGAGTGATGAAGCTATATCAATCGAATCTCCCAGTTTACTGATTCCTCTAAAAACAAGCCAGTATGAAGCGTATAATTTACCAAATGCGGAAGCCAGCGACCAACTGCTTTTAGTTGCCGAATTTGCAGAAGATGAAACGTTCAAAAAGTTTTTGCTTAATGACGTTGCCGCTCTGCCGCTTGAAGCCCCTGTGCGGCTTAAATTCGCAAGCGCATTAGTCATATCAATAAGATTTTGACTTACCTGTGGTGCTTTTGACAGTTCTTGCATAAGCTGTTTCATCGCGCTTGAAAGCTTCGGTATATTGTCAATAGCTTTTGCGGCGCTGGCATATCCTAACTGCTTGATTCCTGTCACAAGTTCCGTAATCTGCTTTGTTGCTTCACTGGTTGCCTGCATGGAATTAAAGGACTTACTTAAGTACGCCATTGCTGTAGAAGCCTTGTTTATTGCGGCAGTGTCAATGGTTGAAATCTTCTGAATACCTTTTGACAAACGCGTAAAATCTGCCGTGCTTACGCTTTTCATTCCCTGCATTGCATTTGTAATATTTTTTACGCCACTTGCAAACCCCGCAAGATTGACATTATTGATAACTCCTAACGAATTTGATAAATTCTCTAAATTTTTAACAAGTTTATCAAGCGCATTGTTTGCCTGTGTTGCATTTGCTTGTATTTTAAGTTCTAAGCTGTCCAGTTCATTATCTGCCACGTCCTCACCACCTTTAGCGCAAAAATAAAGGTGGTAGCAATTCGCGTGCTACCACCTATGACGGACTTAATATGCCGCCCTCTTTTTCCAGTATTTTGATTCTTTGTTGCATTTCAAACATTGCAACATCTTCATTACTTTCTTTTGTT